CACCGACGAAACCCCTACCATCGCGGCACCTGGCGACGCTCCCTCGCTGAGGTCTTAGTTATGACGGGCTACTGGCCGCCGCAAGTGGAATTTGACACTCGAGACATGACCACCGTGTTCCATGTGTTTGAGCTGCAACAGCAACAAGCAAAGCAAGGCCGCTAATGGCAACCGTTGAGGTGATCGGCGTCAAGGAAATGTTGCGTGACCTCAAACAGATTGACCCTGAGGCCCGCAAACAATTTGCGAAAGACGCTAAGCAAATTGCCAGCCCAATCGTGGTGGCGGCGCAAGGCAATTACCCGGCACAAGCGTTGTCGGGCATGAAATACCGTTGGACACAGAGCGGTCGCCAACTGTTGCCGTGGGACGCCCGTAAAGCTCGACGTGGCATTACGGTCAAAGTGGACGCAGGACGCAAAAAAGACGGCGTTGTAACAGTCATTCAAAAAGACCCCGCAGCCGCCATTTACGACATTGCAGGCCGTGGCACGTCCAACCGTTTTGGTGACGCGCTCACCGCATTTGCTGGCAACCCATCCCGCGTCATGTGGCCAGCTGCCGAAGCACACATCACCGACGTGCAAGCCGAAATGACCAAAGCGATTGAACAGGTCGCCAAAGAGATTGAACGTAGAATTGCGCTGATATGAGCATCCGCATTCCCATCGTTAGCGAGTTCGACGATAAGGGTATTCGTGGCGCCGTAAAAGAGTTTCAGTCACTTGAAGGCGCTGGCGAAAAGTCGGCGTTTGCGCTGAAAAAGGCAATGTTGCCTGCCGCGGCAGCTGCCGGGGCCTTGGCCGCTGGGCTCGGCATGGCCGCAAAAGCCGCCGCGGAAGATCAGGCCGCACAAAAAGCCCTTGAAGTGCAGCTTGTCAATTCGACTGGCGCAACCCAAGACCAAATCAAACAGGTTGAAAAAGCGATTAGCGTCATGTCCAAACAGGGCGCTGTTGCTGATGACGTTTTGCGCCCGGCGTTTGCTGCGCTCGTTCGAGGCACAAAAGACATTAGCGAAGCACAGAAACAAATGTCGCTGGTGCTCGATATCAGCCGGGCAACATCCATTGACGCAACAACGGTCGCTGATGCGCTGGCCAAAGCCTACGAGGGCAATTACAAGGCGCTGCGATCTCTTACACCCGAAATGGCGAACCTTATTCGTGAGGGCGCCGACCTTGACACGATCATCAACGTGCTTGGCGGCACATTTGGCGGCGCAAACCAGGCGTTTACCGAAACCGCTGAGGGCGGCATGGCCAAGCTCAACATTGCTTGGGCAGAAGCTACCGAAGCGATTGGTAGCGCTTTGCTGCCGGTGCTTGAAGAACTGATCCCAATCATCACCCGCATGGCGTCATGGGTTGAAGAAAACAGCGGGCTAATTGTCAAATTGGCATTAGCTGTCGGCGGTCTATCAGGTGCGGTGCTTGTAGCCAACGCGGGAATGAAAGCGTACAACGCTCTAGCGGTCACTACAAAAACAGTCAATTTCGCGTTGACGGGATCGTTTTACGCAACCCAAGGCTCGATTGCTGCGATGAGCGCGTCGTTGGCAATCGTGACCGTGACCATCGGGGCGTTGTACGAGCTTTACCGCGAAGGGCCAAGAGCTATTGCCGAGTTCTTGCAACCGTTCAAACAATTTGGTGCTGCGATTGCCAATACCGTCATCGTGGTTGCCAACGCGGTCAATTCAATGATCAACAGCGTTATTCAGGGCTACAACTTGATCATCAAAGCCATGAACGCAATACCGGGCGTCAACGCATCCGAGATCCCACTTCTCAGCCCTGTCGGCTTTGTCAAAGTGGGCGATCTGCCTGGCTTGAGTAGCGCCACAAAGGGCTATACGGGCGACAAAAACCTTGGGGTGCCTATTCCGTCATCCGGGGGCGGATCGGTGGTCGTAGCGGCTCCTAGCGTGCCTAGCGGGGGCGGTGGGGGCGGTGGCAGGGCTACCTCCCAAATTGCCATTGCCGAGGCTCCAAATATGCTCGGTGCAGGTATTGCCAGCAACCCGTTCACCTCAAGCGCCCGCAACGCCATGCTGGACAACATCACCGTCAACGTCAACGGCGGTCTAGCAACCAGCGCCGAGATCGGGCAAGCTGTGGTTGACAGCATCCGCGCCTATAACCGTTCAGCTGGCCCGGCTCGCATTGAGGTCAGCGGGTACGTCTGATGCCCGGCTCAGCAATCGTCCAATCAGGCAATTACACGCTTGAAATTGACGCAGGTTTCACCGTCAACGCATTCACCCTAGACGACCAATACAAAAGCGTTTTAGACAACACCGAATATGTGCTTGACGGCACAACCCAATTTGCTGACGTCACCGACGGCACACTCAACATTAACGTGCGTCGAGGCCGACGCGATCAGGGCGATCAGTTCAGCGCAGGCACTATGACGTTCACGCTCAACGACACGCTCGCCAACGGGGTGTTCAACCCATTTGACACGTCAAGCCCGTATTACGACGCAAACCAAAACGTGCCTGGTTTAGCCCCAATGCGCCAAGTAAACCTTATCCGATACGACAGCAGCAACAACCCCGAATACTTGTTCAAGGGCTACATCGTCAACTACGACTACAACTTTGCATTAGGCGGCATCAACACCGTCAGCGTCTACTGCGCCGACCAGTTCTATTTACTTGCTCAAACCTATATGGACGAACTCAACGTCACGCCCGAAACATCAGGCGAACGCATAGAAACCGTGTTAGACCTACCCGAAGTCGATTTCCCAACTGGGCCAACTGCTCGCAACATTTCAACAGGCACCGTCAACCTTGGCCACGACAGCGCCTACACCGTCTCCGCAGGCACCAACGTGCTGGCTTATTTGAACCAAATCAATGACACCGCCGAATTCGGTCGACTATTCATGTCACGCGACGGCATACTCACATTCCAAGACCGCATCGGCGCAACATTGACACCAGCCGTAGCCCAATTTGACGACATGGGAACCCAACTCCCATACGACACCGTCGGCATCACATTCGAAGCAGACAGCGTCGTCAACCGCGTCTACATAGAAAACCTAGACGGATCATCAGCCGTCAATAGCGACGCAGGCTCAATCGCCAGCTATTTCATCCAAACCGAAGCCATCACCAACAGCCTGCTTGAAAGCACCGCCGGGCAACTCGCCGTCGCCGCCACCTACCTCATCAACCCCGAACCCGAAGCCCGATACACCGACGTCAGCACCCAATTCACCATGCTAACCACAGCCGATCGAGACACCGTCGCCATCGTTGACATTGGCGACACAATAAGCATCGAAAAAACCTTTCAACAAGGCACCAGCACCACAAGCCTTGCCCAAGATCTATCGGTAGAAGGCGTAGAACACGCCATCAACTACCAAACAGGCCACCGCATCACATTCTTTACCGCACCAACCACCATCATCTATGAGCTAATCCTCGACGACCCCGTGTATGGCGTACTAGACGCACTCAATGTCCTAGGCTAAAAGGAGCAACTATGGCAACACAAACATTCACCGCCGGGCAAGTACTGACAGCCGCCCAAATGACCACTTTGCAAGACAATACCGCGCTGCAATTTGTCAAATCACAAACAATCGGCACAGCAGTATCAAGCGTCACCGTTTCAGATGCATTCAGCACAACCTACGACAACTACCGAATCCTTGTGAGCGGTGGCGCAGCCAGCACAAGCCTCACATTGGCCCTAACGCTAGGCGCAACCGCGACCGGCTACTACGACGCCGGATCATACGTTTCATTCGGTTCGTCAACTGTTGTCGGTTTTGGCAACAATAACGCAGCAAGCATTGCGCTTGGCGGCGACGGATCAACGGGCGGACTCAGCTCAATCATCGAGGTTTACAACCCTTACGCGGCACGAACCACCACATTTAGAGCGTCATACATCACTAATCGCACCGCAGGCGTGTTTGTCGATCTTGGGGCATTCCTGAACAACAGCACGTCATATACCGCATTTACGCTGACTTGCTCAACGGGCAACATCACAGGCGGCACAATTTCCGTATACGGCTACAAGAAATAACAGGCGCAACATGACACACATCATTCAAATTGACGACGAAGTACGCGAAGCCACACGTGAGGAAGCGGCAGCGATTGACGCACAACGTGACGCAATTGCGGCAGCAGCAAAAGAAGCAGAAAACAAAGCCAAATTACGGGCAGCAGCATTAGCCAAACTTGGTTTGACCGCCGACGAAACTGCTGCATTATTTGGCTAATGGCACGATGGATACTTCGATTGTGGTGGCTGTCATCGCTGGGGCTTTCTCTGTACTCGTTGCGGTCATACATAAACAAACCAAAGAAAACCGTCAAGATCACGGACGGGTACACGAAGCGCTGGGCCGAATAGAACAAAAGATCGACCACCACACGGAGAACCACCCATGAGCAAACAAACCAAAGCAATGCTCGCAAGTTACGCTCGATCCGTCATCGCCGCCGTCGCAGCTGTTGCAGCCACAGGCAACACCAACCCGCAAGACCTCGCCAAAGCAGCCGCCGCCGCTCTGCTCCCTGTCATCATGCGATGGGCCAACCCAAACGATCCGGCATACGGTCGTCAAAATGGCAACAAGTAAGCCCAAAAAAAATAAACCGCAGAGAAAACGTGCGGCAGCCACAAACACGCGACCATTAGGCGCCACCGACTACATCGGCAACGCCGACGGCCCCGCCAAAGGCCCACGCCCAGGCATGGACGAATGGATCCGCCAAGCCATCAAATACGCCAACGGCAGTTTGTGGAATAACGGCTCATACGGGCAACGTGACATGAAAGGCAAACCGGGAACCCTGTCAGTACACGCCACAGGCCGCGCCGTTGACCTCTCTTACCGCGATATGCCCGACAACCGTGGCAAACCGAATGGCCGTCAACTTAGCAAAGTATTCATTGAGGCCTGTGTAGCCAACGCCAATGAGCTCGGCGTACAAATGGTCATTGACTACTGGCCTCAGCCATTTGGTCGTGCATGGCGGTGCGACCGCATGGCCTGGCAGGTCTACCAAAAGCAAACCGTCTCAGGCGCACCCGGCGGCGACTGGTGGCACGTCGAGATCACACCCAAAATGGCAAACAACCCCAACCTTGTAAAAGCCGCATTTCTCAAGGTGTTTGAAGGTATTCCCGCATAGGCCCGTCAGATCCCCTAGGGTGGGATCACCGACGAAAGGAAACCTAAGCCATGACATTGAACCCATTAGCCGCACTTTGTGCCTGCGTCACAGCC